GCAAAAAGCAATGACGTGTTCTTTGACAACGCCACATACAAGGACGTGTCAGGCAGTGCCAAGTTCACGGACGACGAAACAACACAATTCTACAACGGCATAGAGAAACTTGAGAACCTGTTGAACAACGTACCACGTAACCTATCAAGTGTGTTGGGACAGAACACAGACTTCGTGCCCATGTTCCAGATGTACATCAACGCGATGGTCAAACAAGGACAACTGCCAACAGACGTGGCCAAGTTCTTGTTAGGATTCAAGAAGTTCTACGCAGACAGAATGCAACAGCAGATGTCAGGACTGAAAGCACAGAAGGCCTTACAACTGAGACAGGACAAGATGAAACAGATGCCACAGTTCCTTGCAGGTGCAAAGGCACCACTACAGGCCATGCTTACTTTCTACAAAGCGGTGCAGACAATGAAAGCATTTGTGCTTAAGAAAATGAATCAAGCACAAGCCATAGGGTCGTTCCAACAGACGGATGGCGGCCTAGAGGTCACAGAACCAGAGGGTTTCGTTGCTGTTGACCGTTCAGGCAATGCTGTGAAGTTGGTAGATAGATTGGGATTCTCAAGAAGAAACTTGACGGGTATCAGCAAATTCAAGAAATAGGTCCAAGGTCTTATTAATTTCTAAACTCAGTTTCTCTTCATTGAAGAAATGATCATGATTGTATTTTCTAAGTGCTTTACTCTGGAGGTATATGTCTTGCCATGGTGCATCACGCAGTCTATCACACACATCGACAATGGTGTCTGTCCTGATATTAGGATCTCGATCTAGATCATACACTTCCTCGAAGTAGTTGTTGAATGTCTTGAATCCCATCTCTCTAAACTTTTGAAGGTACAAATAGTTACCGTGTACTATGAAAATGTGTTGTGCGATAATGGGTTTCCATATCTTCTCTGTCATAAAAATCTCAAAGTCGTTGTCATTGGTCTCAGAAACAATGCTACAGGCCGTGTCATTGTAAGGTTTCTCGTATATTTGTTGGTCCATGCCATACTGCGGATAGTCCTGTGCCCATGGCAATTCATACTCGGCTGGCAATTTCCTATCTGGCCATTTTGTGTGAAGGCTATTGTTTAATGTGCCTTTTTCATTCAACTTCCTGTACAGTCTTTGTCTGTGTGGCCTAGTCGTCTTGTTGAGATATAGGAAATCGTATTTTTTGTTAGAGTGATCAAAGTTAAAAGTTTTATCCTTGTGTAGTTGGTACATGTGATGCCAAAACCAACTGGTGCCTCCGGTCCACTTGATGTGATCCACATCAATCTCTGGGTACATATAGTCTGGATGCTCTTTTATGTTTGCTATTGATTCCCATGGATTTGCTTTAATGAAAACGAATCCTTGGCTCTTGAGAAGATCGACTCTCCTGTTCAGTTCGTCTATGAATTCTGTGCTATCGTTCAAACGGTTATTGACCTGACGTGTGTCTATGATTGCGAACCTCCTGTCATACGAGTCAAGATTGTAGTCGTGCAGGGTATAGTACTGTCCGGTCATATCAAATGACTGGCCTTCCAAGGAGTGCTTTGATATAAAATCCTCCAACTCCTGATGGTTTCCAGTCTTCATTACGTCTGTGAGAATAAAGTTTCGTTGCATAAGCCCTATAAATACCCGTATGTTAACACCATTTTTAAAGTATGTATCTGAAGGCAAGGTGATTAGAAGACATAGTGACTTGCAGAGATACACTTTCCCAGAGGTCACAGAGAGGATATATCTCAGTTTCCTAGCACTGGCACTGATGAGCCAAAACAAGGACACACAGTCATTCGCTAAGTCATACGCAGACCAGACTATGGCTAAGGGAACGTTCGACCAGGTCAGGATGATCAACAATGACCTTTCCAACATGCTGGCCATCGTGTCGGGTGATCCAGAGATAACCAAGAAATTAAAGAACAAGAACCAAGCACAGGCCATGAGACAGAGGCAACCTGTGCCCGTTATGGCCCTGAGGAGATACCTAAGGACTTGGGAGGATCACTTCAAGAACCTCACACACCTGGAGAGGTCTCTCAACATACAGGATGCCAATCTAAAGAACATAAGACGAGCAGTAGCCAACTACACAGAGTTGAATTCAAAAATGAAGATGCAGACCTTACACAGACTGCAACAGCAACTACAATCTAAACTGCCCAACACGGACATACTAAAAAAATTTAAGGAACTATAATGATGATCAAATACATTTGCGAGAAGTGTGAGTGCGAACAGCATTGTGGACGATCTTGTACCGAGTGCAGGGACTGTCCTGACTGTGCTTGTAAAGAGTGCGATGGCAAACGAAAGTAGTTTCTGGGTACTCTACGGACAACACACCAAACCCACTTACCTAGAAGATGCCGGCAACGGCCAACAACTACAACGGGATTCCGCATTGAAACATGTCAAGCAATGGCGTGTGTGCCTGGACATAGGTAGCAACATAGGACAATGGACGAGACCATTGGCTAAACGTTTCCAGAGTGTGGTATGCTTCGAACCAAATCCAAACTTCAGGGAATGTTTCAAAAAAAATATACAAGAAGAAAATGTATTACTTTGGCCTTATGGACTTTCTAACAAGGAACACAAAGCAAAGCAAGACTTCAACTCAACAGTATTAAGGCAAGAAGACGGTGACATAGACTGTAGGACGCTTGACAGTTTCGGACTGACAAATGTAGACTTCGTAAAGATAGACGTTGACGGCTTTGAAATACCGTTACTGAACGGAGCGAGGGAAACATTGAGCAAGAACAATCCAGTGATCAACATAGAGATGAAGGAAAGCAAGAGATCTAACATTGTTGCTAGATCTAAACAAATACTCGAAAATTACGGCTACAAGTTCCATTCACGCACTAAAAGTGACGAAGTCTGGCTGAAATCTTAATATTACAGCATAATTTACCAATCTTACCTATAAATACTTGCAACTTGATCCCTGAGCGGGATCAATGCATTATGTTAACAGAAAAAAAGGAGGATAACAAATGCCAATATCACCAAACAGAACGGTGGACGCTTTAATCGGAGAACAACAATTCATCGGTAAAGCAATCACTATGATCGCAGTGGACTGGGACGTAGACGCAGACGCTTCAAGAGAAGCCATGGAAGCAGTTTCAAACACTATACTATCAAGAGCAACAATCTTAGCCGCAGGTGCGGTTTATGACACTGGTACGAAACAAGATTTCTTACTAGAAGGTGACTTCACAAGCACTATCAATGATTTCACATCATTAGATGGAACTGTGACAGGAACTTTAGCTCAAGTTTTAGTAGAAGACATCATCAACTTAGGAACAGTAGACTCAATTAACTTTGGTTCAGGTACTGTTGCTGTAACAATTAAAACTACATTCAAATACGCATAATCGTATTGATTGTATCTTAATTAAAACAGGAGCAAACAAATGCCAGCAACTAAAAATAACTTTAGTCACATTACTAATGTTGAATTAGAAGGTGTAGCAACATCTTCTTTCACAGTAGACTTCATCAACACAATGGCGGCTGAAACTAGCGACTTGTCATCTGGATCTGCAACAGCAGGTTTAGAGGCGACAAGAGCAGTTATCGGTTCGTACATCAACATCCTTTCAGAAGGACCGTTGGCTGATGGAAACACACAAAAAACTTACACAGTTAGAACAGACTCTTTAGGTACTCTAATAAGTGGAAACACTTTAAGAGATGCCATCAGAGCGTTAAACGGTGCAGGTAGCGTTACAGCAACCGTTTCGGGTGCGACAGTAACAGCAACTGACATCGCTGTATTAACTGCGGCGGCTGTATAATAAACAGACGTTAGGTAGTTTACCAAAAAGGGGCGGATCTTTAATTAGGTTCGCCCTTTTTTAATGACTTAAATATCTATATGCACGAGTACAGAATACACACCTTGGTAGACATAACCAACAATGGTAACCTGAAACGGCAGTTCCCATTCACAACAGATGCAGGCAACGACATACAGGACAAGCACACGCTCGCCATAGCACGTGATCAAAATTCAAACTTCTCCACTATGTTACAACTGCTACAGATGAGGGGTAACATCACATGGGATCACCCACCAGAGACGGTGAAACTACCTGACCTGGCAAACCATGCATTTGGATCCTACTATGAAGGTGCACACACCACGTGGCACTTCCAGTTCTTCACAGAGCAGTCAGGAGTGTATGGAGATTTCGTTGACCCAACGGCTAGCCTGGTGGAAGACTTCAGCCTCATACCTATTGTTGCCGACTGCACCAACACAGCACACCTTCCAATACACACTTTCGTGACGAAGGAAATGCAAGGCACAGATAGACAGAAGATAATCGGTGCACTCGCAGGTGGGGTCATAAACACGTACTTTTCATACGCTGGTCCTACTGATAAATAATAGTACATTAAGGCACAAACTTTCTAATAATAAAGGCACACACAGGCAATGAAACAGGCTCATCTACAGGCTCTACTAACGGAGGTACAAATCCTCAAAAGAGATTTACAAAGATATATGAGTACAACAGATTTAGAAAAAACAAACCTTGAAGCACACGTGGACCTTTGTTCAGAGAGATACAAAGGATTACACGACAGATTGAGTGCTATCGAGATCCGTCTACAAAAGATGAATGAGGACCAACAGGTCAGTCACAAGAGCAGTCAGAAAACAATCATAGCAACAGCAGGCACAGTGGTCGCAGGTTTACTATCAACAGTGGTAGTGATCCTGATGAAGATGCCAGGCTAAACATCACCAATACATGTTCATACAGATAGCACCTAGGGCCAAGGTATACGTAACAGAGACAGACGTTGAATTCATACGGGCACACACACTAGAATCATTCAGGAGTGATCAACTGTCCCCGGAGGATGCAGACAGAGCCAAGAAGTTGGCTGACAAGGCTGTGTTCGTACGTAAGAAACTTGACACCCACACGCAATATGCTTTAAATAGGAAGATAAAGTTTGTTGCTAATGAAAAGAAAAAATAAATCAGAACTGGTAAAACAGATAGAAGCCTATGGGCTGAAGTCTAAACTCGCTGACCTAGTGCATAAGGAACAGGCACGGCAACCTTTCCGTCACTTACCCAAACAGTTCTCCAAAGGCATCCTGATAGGCAACATAGCCATCGTTCCAAAGAAACACACGGGCACGAGGTATGTGTATGTGATAGCAGACATGATGGAAGCAAAAATCTTACACGAAGATATTAATCTAAAACAGACCGCCATAATGGTTGCACACTACCTAGCGGATGGCAAGAACGTGCCATACAACATATTGGATGTCGATGCCAAACATGCCTCACAACTGTTTGACATACAGAGTGCCAAACGTATGATTAAAGAAGCACAGAAGAACAAGGACGAGCAAATGGAGGACGTTTACTGGGACAGACTAGACGTCGCTAACCGCCTAGCGGACGAATGCAAGGCGAACATACAGCAGATCTTTAGTGACACGTTCGGAGCATAGATAATAAATAAACACAGTATGAAGAGCTTAGACCTTACAAAACCAATTACTACAGAATCATTACTGAAAGAATTCGAAAGTAGATTCAACATGACCATGGATCTTTCACAGTTCAACGAAGAAGAACTGCAGGACTACGCTAATCACGTGAGAACAAAGATACACGAGATAACACAGAACACACACTTCGGACAAGAATTAACAAACGATGGCTATCAAAAGAACCAGATGATGTTGGACATCATCAATCAAGCAATATCTGAAAGGAAACTTGCAGAGTACGGCGGTAGCATGTCAAATGATCCAATGACAAAAGGTGCGACAACAGCCATTTCAGCAAAAACAAAATTAGACAAAGGTCAAACACTAGACCAAGATGAGAAGAAGGTTGTCAGCAAACTGATCCAAAAAGAGGGTGTTGAAGAACAATCAGAATTAATTTTAGCGGCCAAGGACATGATGGACAAGGTGACATCATTCTTGGAAGATCTAGCATCAATGAAGACAGAAGGTATGTTAGAACTAGCAGACAGAATCAGAGACGAGATGGGTGCTGATAAATCAGACGCATTTCTACAAAAAATCCAACCAGCGATTGAACAGGCGGAAGCCACTTTAACGACAACTAGACAAGAACTAGACAACGGTGTAAGAATATTGACCGGAGAAGAAGTAGCATCAGACCCTATGGGCGCCGATGACACGATGGACATGGACACAGATCTAGACTCACTGGACTCAGAAGGTGGAGAAGAGACAGATGAGTTTGGAGCCTCTGATGCCGAAGCGGGTGGAACAGAACCAGAAGGCAGAGAACAGAGAGAATCCAAAGAAGTGTTTGAAGCATCAAACAGATTGTTCAGTAAACTAGCAGGGAAGTAGTCCTGTGAGATTTTTCGAATTCAACAAAAGCGACACAGACCTAGAGTCAGCACT